ACAGAGAACATTAGAATTACAGGCTAAAAAAAAACTGGGGCCGACCCTGACAGGTCAAAAAGCCCCAGAATTTTTTTCCCGCTATTTTTGGAAACAAGTAGCGTTTTTGGTGGCCGGAACATCGTTCCAGTGTCTCACTACCCCCGCAACAATGAATACATTAGTGATGAGATAAGTGAGAAATATAACAGTCCGTAGACCAGCCACGACATCTGATTCTTTGTCATCTTTGGTAGCCTTTTCCCCTATGGATTTGGCCCAGTACCTCCAGAACGTTTTTTGTTTACTCACTCTTCAGCAAGTTTCTGGAAGTAAGACAGAGCATCATCTTCATCTTCATCACTGTAACCACCACCAACTGCAACAGGTTCACGGTTGAGGTTGTTCAGTTCGTTACGGAGACCATCGTCAAGATCACGAACAGGACCACGGAAGTCATCTTCGTCCTCAACTTCTTCAGCAACAGGACGACGGGTGGAAGTAGCGTTACCCAGAACATTGTCCAGACGCTTCTTCAGAGTATCGTAGTCCTTGAACTGATCTTGTGCAACCAGTTCTTGCAGAGAGAACTCTTTCTTCCAGAGAGCTTCAAGTGCATCATCATCACCATCAAGAAGTGCGGAAGGGCGGGCAAACTCAGAACTGTCATAGTTCCAATAACCTGCAACCTTCTTGATCTTGATCTTGAAGTCTGCACCCTGCCAGAAGTCAAAAGGATTGATGGGATCTTCATCTTCGAACTCAGGTTGCATCGCAGCCATCACCTTGTCGAAGATTTTCTTACCAAACTTGTAGAGGAAGACCTTACCTTCGTTCTGAGGATTTGCAGGATCCTTCACAACGTAGATGTTGGAGTAGTAAGAGAGTTTACGTTTCTGTTTCCGTGCAGTCTCTTTGTCTGCATCAGAACCAGAGTTCCACAGACGGGTGTTGAGTTCAGACACGGGATCTTTCTGACCCAGAGTAGTCAGAGAGTTTTCGATATACCAACCACCAGGACCTTGGAAGGCATGGGTGTACATCTTCACCCAGGGAAGTTCTTCACCTTCAGGTGCGGGGAGGAAACGGACAACGGCATAACCGTTACCAGACTTGTCCATTTCAGGTTTCCACAGGCGGTCATCACCACCTTGAGGAGAATTCATCTTCTCAACTTCCTTGACCAGTTTGGAAGTCAGAGAACCCAGTTTGGACTGTTTTTTAAGGTCAGAAAAAGACATTAGATTACCTCGGATTGAGTTGGATTTGGCCTTTGTGGTGGCAGAGTTATCGTACCAGGGGAGGGACCTACTTGTCAAGTCCCTTATCGACCATCTTACGCAAGTTTTTGATGGTCATGTGCATGTTGTTGAACAGGTCTCCAGGATCCACCGAACCTGGGAACCCCAGCATTTGAGCTGCGTTCACGATGTTCTCTTTGATTTGCAATGCTTCGGGATCATCAGAAAGAGAAACCCGTGTGTACATAATGCGTTGTTTTTCAAGTAAGTTTTCCAACTTAGTAAGATGTTCATACTGATCCTCCTGTGACATGGCAGGAAACTTCATCGCATCTTTGTAGATTTCTTCTTGAAGTTCATTGATTTCTACAAGTCCAGCACGAACTTGAGGACTACTTAGAAAACTCATAGAACTTTCTCCTTCAGGATTTTTCTATAACGAAGCACGTCAATATTTAGAAATGAACCGTACTTCTTGATTTTGAGGGAAACCGTACTCCAGATTGGGTCATCCAGTTTCTTATCAAAGTCTTTCACAAAACCCAAAATCTTATCTAGAATAATCAAGGTCTCAATAGAGATCTCTTTTCTAAGATAAGACTTCAAGATTTTCGGATGTTGGCCTTGAGTATGGAAGTAACTGTCGAAATTATCTCTTGTAAAGATTGTTTCAACTTCGTTTCCGAATAGGTAGGACAAGGATTGGTTTCGTTTTTGCCATTCCTTGAAGTTGGTTTCTCCATTTTGAATAATCTCTCCTATCCAGACTTTACCAGGGTCTTCACTGGAAATAAAGTTTGCAATGAAATACTGTAGGATTTCGTCATCATCTTTCTTCCGTGACATCCTCTCAAAAAAATATCTGTCACGTCGTTTGTTGAAAGACGCAACAGATGCACGGGATTTTCCACCGTATTTTACATAATCATAATTATCCTTGGTGAAGTGGTTCTTCATCGCAAGATAGGTTTTGTAACAATCAAAAGGTGACACTTTCACAGGGGCAATCGTGCGCGTGATGTACGTTTGAGGAAGTTGAGTTCAATGGCCTCAGCCTTGATCTTTTCTTTCAGTGGTTTACTGATCAACTTCGCAACTGATTCCAACTCAATCTTGTTTTCATCGCAATAGTGAACAATTGCATCAATGTAGTTCAAGTCATCATTGTACTTAACAAGATCTTCGATGTCTTGTGCGAATTTTGTCTGACACAAAAACTTTTCTTTGAGTGCCTTGTCCAGATCCTTATTCATTGGAGAGCTTATGAGTAACAAATTCTTTAATGTATCGAACTAATAACTTAATATACTCGTCTTTGTTTCTTTTGTCAAATACTTTAACTTCACCAGAGGAAGTTGTCATAATTGTGATCAACTTCTTGACTGGAATACCAGTCATCTCATAGTACATACATGCGTATGCAGTTTCTTGAACGAAGTAGTTCTCTAACCACTTCTCTGGTTTAATTTTGTCTGAAGTTTTAAAGTCAATGATAGCAAGCTCGCCGTCGTACTCCGCAATACAATCAACACGCCCAGCAATACCGAAATACTCAGAATAAAGGGTACGCTCAATAGCATGTATATTATTAATACGATCAAGGAACGGTTTGGCGGAGTGGAACATGAACTGGGTTGCTGGAAGGTGGTTGTCCCAGATGAGTTCTTTACCTTCAAGATAAGACTGTGCCGCTTCATGAAAATCAGTGCCTCTAGTTGTGGCTTTCTTGGTGATGCGATTGGCTTCTTCCTCACCAATTTTCTTTCTCCAGTCAATAAAAGTTTGACGATTATAGAAAGAGGTGACTGAGGTGATCGAAGGCCCCCAGTCACCACTTGGAAGAAGATAGAGACGACAACCGTTGGTTTCTTTTTTCTCTAGTTCAACGTCACCCAGATAATTATGATAAGTTCTTTGCATTAGAGATTAAGAGCCATTTTCTTCATAATGTATTCACGAACCAAACCAGAACGAACGATGTCATCCACACCAAATTCAACCATCTCAAAACTTTCATTCATTTGTTCGATGATCTTCATGAAGTCAAGGATACCATTACGTTCGTAGGTCTTTTGAAGGTCCGTTTGGGATGCATCACCACAGAAAATGATCTTGCAGTTCTCACCCACACGGGTAATTATACTATCAAGTTCGTGGAAATTCAAGTTTTGAGCTTCATCGATCAACAGAATTGAATCTTCGAAAGTTGTACCACGAAGGAATGATGTAGACCAGAAAGAGATTGTTTCCTGAGACTTGAGATTACCATAGAGCATCTCAAAATCTGCATCACTAGGCATTTCAAACATATACTTTACCATGTTCTTATAAGGGATCTGGTAAAGAGCCGATTTGTCTTCATGATCTCCAGGAAGGAAACCAATCTCACGGGTTGCAACCAATGAACGAACGATGTAAATCTTTTTGTAAGGAGTGTACTCGTTCAGAACATCTTTGAGTGCATTGTAGAGTGCGATAAAAGTTTTACCAGTACCTGCACATCCATATGCAAACAAGTTCTTACCCTCATCATATGCATCAAACAACTTTTGTTGGTTTGGAGTAAGCGGTTCGATATCTATTAAGAAGTCATTATTAATAGGTTTCTTTCGCTTCATCTGTTTGGATGTGTAACCAACACCGATGGGTTCAGAGGACTTCCTTTTTCTCGCCATACTAGAGTTTCTTTACTTTAGAACCAGGAGCTTGTGATGCTTTATGAAGGACATCATTCCAGCCTGGATTTCTGGAAATCAGTTTGTTCCTCCAATCACCCACTTCTGTCGCCATGGGAGCAGTAGATGGATCAGACCAATCACGGGTCCAATCTGGATTATCCTTTAACCACTGATCCCAGTCATTAATACTCATTACAACTTCTTTTTGTTCACCTGTCTCGGTGTTCACTACGGGGTATGTCGGCAAAATAACAAATCCTCAATAACAATGTTTATAAGCGGGTGACGCTCTTCTCTTTATTTTTGAAACAAGAGAAGGAGCGATGTTGTATTTAGAAGCCAGTGTAACACCTTTTTCATCACTATTCAAAATGTCTTTGACTTGATCATCGGTTAATTTTCGTTTAGTTTTGCGCATTCTTTGAATGGCTTCAGGACTACAACAAACTCTACCCTTTAATGCTTCACTTCTTCTTTTTTTATGTTCTTCAGTTTGTTTTCTACCTAACATCGATTGTCTTTTCTTTTCTTGTATTTCTGGAGTATTTGGAGTATTACTACCACCTATTTTTGATTTTAAGTATTGTATTTGTTCTTTTCCTATTTGTCCAGAAAGACATTTCCAAGCAAGATAATCTCTTTCATCTTTTTTTCTAGTCCATTCGGCATAATGCCACATAGCATGTTGTGTTGTGGACAATTCTACTAGATTTTCTTTAAGATTAGTTCCACCTTCATACTTTGGTATTATGTGATGTTTATGTTTCATTTATTTTATCCTGTTATAAATATTTATAACAGGATAGATGTTATTTAGGCCCACTCAAGGGCTTCTGCAACGGTGGGAAACTGTTCAACAAAGATCTTCTTGCAATCATCTGCAATCCGCATGTGTTCCAGTTGAGTACCGTTTGCACTTCTAAGATTAATATAATGGATCCAAGAACGGCAAGAACCTGACATATAGATCCTGGTAGGAGTTGCAAGAGGCAACACAAAACGAGCGCACTCCTTTGCAATATCTGCATCAAGAAGTTCTTTGTAGAGTTTCATCCCTGCTTCAAAGTGATCATTGATTTTCAACCACAGATCTTCTTTCAATTCCTGAGGAAGATCATCGGTAGAATTCTGACGGTTTTTGGTATCCTGACGACGAAGTTCGGGGACAGGAATACTTTCTCCAAGAAGAGAACTATCGGCATAACGTTGCGAGAACTCCTGATAGGTGAATGAACGGTGACGGAGGATCTGGGCCGCAATCGCCCTGGTAGTCTCAATCTCAAGCGTCATGAAAGACTGTTCAAAGACGCTCCAGTGGTTGTGTTTGATACAGTACCTCAAAAGACCCGCATAGTTATCGTTCTCTTGATTGGCGGGGTTAGAGACGCGAGCCACGTATGCCATGGTCTTCTCTGCGTCTGGTGTCACACTGATCAGTTTTACAGTCATTTCTTTACTCAATCCCAACTAACATTTTGAACCAAAAATCCTGGCATTACATAGGTCCAGGCACCTGGGTCACCAACTCCACCAACTTTATACTCCCACTTGTACTCAAACTTATTGTGACTATCCCAAGTCATATAACCTTGTTCTTTATCAAACCGACCCTTGATGGTAAGAGAGTGTTTGTTGGAGTAGATGTTACGAGTACGCAATGCACCACCCTTCTCACGGGTTTCAATTACTACACAAGTATCTGGGTAAGTGGCAAGACCTTGTTCCAACATGCAGGGAGTTTCATATCGAAAAGGTCGATAAGTTTTTTCAGGAGTTGCAAGTGCAGGAGATGCAAAGAGAAGTGAAGCAATAATAAAAAGTTTTTTCATCATTCCTCGGTGGACTTTTTCTTTAACTTACGGATGCGTTTGAGTTCCTTCAGTTCTGCCTTGATCATTTGATAGGCAGTCTCTGAGTTTATCTTGTCACCTAGTTCCATGGCAACAATAATGTCAACCCTAGTTCCAAAGTGTGATAGGGCCTTTTCGAAACAATCTAGATCTTCATACATCGTAGATCCTATACCTCCCATAGTCAGTGTAATAAGCCTTGAAGAACATAATGACACCTGCAGAGATTTCATTTCCCTGTGAGACCCAATCATGGGCACACTCATAGATTGATTGGGATGAATACTTTGGAGAACCATCTTCACTTAACTCTCCGCCAAATTTCTGGAGGAGAATATCAAGAACTTCTTGTCTTAGTTTCATTCGATTATCACCATATCTCCAATCGGTTCTCATAACATCTCAACCAGTTTGTAATGTTTATGGTGATCTCTTTCACCAGTGTAAGTTTTATGGAGGTTTTGTTTAGTAAGACTATGTTTCTTACAGAAATTAGTGAGATTTTCTATTTCAAGTAAAAAACCCTCTGGAGTTTTCACTAACCACCTTTTAGAATTATCTGGAATTTTAAAAACATTATTCCTAATGGCATCATCGATATTATCTTTAATAGTTCCCCAAGCAAGATTACTTAGTTGATTATTATC